CTCCATTTGGTGACCAGTTTTGCGCTCAGATGCGCCTAAGGTCTTATAGCCTGACGGTGAGTCTGAGAGTGCTAGTCCCTGACCCTCCAGAGTACTGGATATTGCAGCTGTTCCTTAATTGCCTTCTCAGGCAGAGGACGGTTTCGTTTTATATCCCGTCTCTGTGCCCTATCATAGAGTTTCCAAACAAGGGAGTAGCGGTGTATCGTAGGATCCACCGTTCTCCGCTTCCAGGAAGTCTCGACAACAGGGGGCTTGAGAAGGGTCATAAGACTACCCTGATTCCAAGCAATCTGCTCGGCGTACCATCGCCAATATGCTAGCCATTGGAGAACCCACTCCCGAAGGAATGTGATCTCCGCTAAATCAAGCACTTGGGGAAGATAGCCGTGAGGAGTAAGTTCAGTCTCAACTGGGAGACTGAGTTGCCTAGGCTTTACCTTACTCAACACCCACCAATATAGTTCCCCCTTTAAATAGGGATTCAGAGGTCTTTTAAAACCTCCGAGCCACCATTCAAAGGCTATATCTGTGAAAGCAGGATTGTAGCTGAGGAATACAACTAACCTCGCCCACCTATTAGAAAATTGTAATGGTGATAGGCGAGACATAACTCGATATCCAGCTCCTGCCAGTCTGAGTAGACACCTAAGAGAAGGTGTATACGCATTCCGGATAGTAGCTAGACCGAGCGTTGATCGCGCAAGAAGTAGTAATCTTAAAGAGATAGGTGAGCAATCATACTCACCACATCTAATGAAGTACTTCTTCGCAAACTCGAAGGCTCCCTTATTAGAAATTAAAGACTTAGAGATTGATATCTCAACATCTAAATAAGAAAGCATCCGCATGTATGCGTCAGCTACCTTACGGTCCCCTATGACGAGATCATCGCCTAGTAGGCCGTAAGCCTTGAAATTCTTGCCAGGGTAGACAGCTTCCGCAGCACACCACACAAGTATATGATGTGTGAGTGCGAATAGAGGCCACGCGGCATAGAAACCAAGCGGGGATCCCACCGTAAAGGTTACGGATCCCACCGATTTGGTCAGAGGTCGGCCTACAAGGATGTTTAGAGAACCTAGACACCCTTCGGCGACCATCTGCGCTGTCTCACGACCAAATAGCATACATAAAACCGTCCCCATAAAGTAACGGGGCCATCGGTCGGTGGCTGATTTTAAATCATATGAAGCCACGAACTGACGTCCCATTACATTATGGAGAGGTTTTAGCTGATTAAATGTACCATCCCCCGGCAAGGTACGGAGGACGGACATTAACCAGTCGCCATACGGTCGGAGAAGCCGCTGTATTACATAGTTACCTATAATAAACAAACGGCGTTTCCCTGCGCCTGCCATTGACGAGGCGACCTTAGCCACAGGTAAGGATACTCTTTCAGATGGATCCTTTTCGTTATCATCAATCCATATTGTCTGGATGGTGATACCGAATCGGAGAACCTCTAAGAACTCCTTAATGTCTGTGACTAAGTCTTCTGAAGGGAGAGGATAGACCTCACGGACTTCTCCCAACGGAAGCATGGAAGTAGGGTGTACTTTAAATGCGTTTTCCATTTTGGATACTATAGCATTAAAGACAGCCAACTCCGTACCTAAGGTATCAAACAAAGAGACTGGTGACTTCTTAGTCCCATGCTTTCGTAAGATACCCCCGGTAGGAGTGGACTTCCATGTCGGAACCCACCTCAACCCTTGGTGAACAGGGCGAGTGGAAAGTCCGGGAAGGTACCTAGACAGTAACGTTTTTATAATTGGAACTAATCCATGAATGAAATTTACTGTCTTGGCCAAATCAGGCGACGGATCTAACAAAGAATCAAATGTCTTTGCCGTGACCTTAGGAGCGAGTAACACCACTCGTCCCAAGGAGAACCACGATAAATAGATCTTAACCGCCCGATCCCCCCTGTGTCCTCCTTGTCTAATCACCGTACGGTGAAAAGCAGGGATGATACGAGGGAGCCCGGACCGTGTCAATGACACCTGAGGCTTAAGAAGTTCATGGGAGTAAGTACCCTCACCATAAAACTTCTGCAGGACTACCGCACACTGCTTAAGATAGAGCGCAGTGTGTAGTAAGCCTGACTTTTGCTTCAGGCGGCATACTTTCTGCGAAAACAGATATGCTGCAATGCAGTACTCTGAAGAAAGACCGTCAGAGACGATATGAAGGACCCTGATTAACAGGCCCTTCATACGTCGAGTGTTTTCGAAAACACTCCGCCACAGGACTATAGGCACGCGCTCTAGGATGGTAAACATCATTTTCATGGTTTTACTGTTCTTTTGCGTAGTGCCCCTCGTCCTGACTCCCCTAATTGTCCCAACACAAACGGTGGGACAGAGGGAGGCGTCTGTTGTCTCAAGACAGATACTTGCATGGGTCCAGAAAGGATACCGGGGGATCAGCCCCTTCCAAACCAAAGCAGTCGAGGTTGACAAAAGGATATCCGAAGACCCCTTTTGTTGCCTCTGAACACACCTAATTCAACTATTGCTAGTCGCTCAGATGTGCGAGGGAGAGAAACCCTCCACCCCCGAGAACTGATTCTCGG